TTACCCATCATTCGCCATCTCTACCGCCACTTTATCGCCATTCATCGCCAGTGGATTGAGCTTCACCGCATCCTCTAAATGGTCTGGTGCAAAGTGCGCATACCGCATGGTCATTTTGATGTCTGTGTGACCCAGAACGCGCTGTAGGACAAGAATATTTCCCCCATTCATCATGAAATGGCTGGCGAAGGTATGACGTAAAACATGGGTGAGCTGACCCGCCGGTAATTCGATGCCGGTTCTTTCCAGCGCCGAACGAAACGCGCTGTAACAGTCGCTGAAAAGCCGCCCTTTTTTGTCCTGAGGCAGGGCATCATAAAGCGACTGGCTGACAGGCACCGTGCGGTTTTTTCTGCCTTTGGTGTTGGTGTAAGTGATTTTATACTTCACTAATTGGCTTTTTTTCAGGCTCTCTGCCTCTGACCATCGTGCGCCAGTTGCGAGGCAGATTCTGACCACCCTCTCTAAATCGGGGTGATCATGTCGCCGGCACTCCGTTAACAGTAGTGCGATTTGCTCATGCGTCAGCCAAGCCATCTCCATTTCCTGTGTGCGGAAAGGGCGCATGTTCTTTAGCGGGTTTTCACCTTTCCACTCACCTAGTCGATTCAGCTCGTTAAACACCGCCCGGAAATAGGCCAGCTCGAGATTGAGCGTGCGGGGAGACACTTCTTTTACCCGATTAGATCGCGCGTATTCGCCTTTAAGTCGTTTTTCGCGGTAGTGAGAAAACATCTGTGCGTCAAAATCCTGCGCCAGCGGCTCGCCCATACATTCAAAGGCGTGATGCATGGCAAGCTGACGTTTAAGACCATCCTTGAGAGTGATCCCGTGCGCGCTGTACCAAGCATCAATCAGTTCTTTCAGCGTACGGCGGTCGGCTTTCTCTTCCTGCCACGGGTTTTGTACAGTGTACTGCTCAAAGGCCAGCGCTTCGCCTTTGGTGGCGAATTTCTTTCTGACGCGCTTACCTTTTGCCCCGTTAAGATAGATTTCGCAAATCCAGCCGCCCGCCGGATTTTTCCGCACGGCCATTAGTTGACCTCGCTGTAAATGCCCACCACACGACCGACCGTTTTTATGTCATCAACACCGCATTCAAAAGGCACTTTACCACCTGCCACGTGCAGCTTCTTGCCGGGCAGAACAGTCAGCTCCCGGATGCTGATGATGCCTTCGATATCAACCAGCCACTGGCCATCGGAAAGCGCCGCATCCCGCTCAACAAAATAAAGTTTTCCTTCTGATTTGAGGGCAAAACCATTGGTTAGTGGGCGTGAAAGGAATTGAGCATCGATGAGAATGTCATTTTCATCGGCCAGCTGACCTTCACTTAAAGTGAGTTTAATCAGCCTGACGGGGGCATTGGCTGAGGTTGCATCCTCAAATTTGGCCCCTTCTCCGGTCATTAACCACCTAATGCTGGCGCCGGTTTCAAGCGCGCAGTGAACAGCAAAGTCATATGACATGTTCCCGCGTTTATAGCGGTTTTGCAGGGAACTGGCTGCAATATCAAAGTGGTTAGCTAATTGAATTTTTTGCGAAAAACCATAAACATCACAGATGCGGTTCAGAAGCTCTTCGTTATTAAAAATAGCATCACTAATCATCTATTGGTGTTTTCCTTGTTGATAAATCCCAATATTGGTATTAGTATTTCCATTATTGGTGTCTCATGGTGGCAGGCGTTGACAAACCTCAGGCCATCTATGACAAAAACTTAGCTAATAGGGAATCATGCAATATGGCTTCTGAAATCGCAATCATCAAAGTGCCCGCACCGATTGTTTCATTGCAACAATTTGCACAACTGGAGGGGGTATCGCAACGCACAGCCTATCGCTGGACCACTGGCGACAGCCCGCGTGTGCCTATTGAACCGCGGGTTATCCGCAAAGGCTGTAAAAAAGCCGGTGGACCCATCCGTATCTACTATGCGCGCTGGAAAGAAGAGCAACTGCGTAAGGCGCTGGGGCATTCCCGTTTTCAACTTGTTATTGGTGCATGATTCACATTAAGTGAATTTTAAAGCCAGAATTGTAACTTACGGGGGAACCATGGCGATTGTAGCAATATCTGCATCCCAGCCACTCAGCGCTGGTGCCAGGCTTACAGGCCTTAATCATGTGGTGGAACTTCGCGCTAAATATTGGGGGGATAACGAAAAAGAGCTGGCGCGTTTTATGGCCGATCTGCGTGATAAACGTGACCCTCAGTTTGAGGAAAATAGCCGCGCGCTGGCCGCCATCTTCTTCCTGGCGAAGTTGCCACCGGCTCGTCATGCTCTTGATTTAACCGAGTTGAGCCGTGATGAGAAAAAAGCGTTGATTAAAGCCATGAACCACTTTCGCGCTGTGGTCAGTTTGTTTCCTCAACGGCTGACCATGCCGGCCTAACCCAAAACCCAACCTGTCTGGCGTCAACCCGCCGGGCACGCTATTGCCTGAATTCAGGAGGATCACAATGAAAAATACCGCAAAACGCCTTTCCTGCACGAGTGACGATGTACTGACGTCCTTACTGTCGGCCGCAAGAAATGAGGAGCGCAGAAAAGCCGCGTTTGCCTTTTCGCTGCGTATGGAAGCGCTGGCAATTTATATCACTGACGAAGAGATGAGCGGCAAAGAGGTTGCTGAACTGCTACAGGGTGAAGCCTCTCGCTTCCAGTATGAAACGCAGGAGCTGCATTAATGGCGGACTTAATGGACTTAGCACAGCAGCGTGAGCAGGAAGATCGTGAACGCTATATTCATCATGCACGCAGCCGTGCCGTTTTACCCTCGAGATTTTTATGTGAAGAGTGTGATGCGCCAATCCCCCAAGCCCGGCGCACGGCTATCCCTGGCGTAGTGTACTGCGTAACCTGTCAGCATATTGCTGAGCAGAAAAGCAAACACTTCCGGAGAGGGTAAGTTGGTCGTCTCCTTCGCTTACCCGTGGAATGCGCCGCGTCCGGCCATTGCCAGCCCATATCTCACTCACGCCAAGCAACAACGCCGCAATCGTCTGTTTGCGGCGTTACAACAGGCGAGAACAGCACTCGCCCTGCAGCCAGAGCAAATCCGCAGGGAAATTGATCGCACTCTCACGCAGCTGGAGAAACAGCATGGCAGCCTGCGGGCCAATGCTTTCCTCATCCGTTTTTGCCAGCGCACCCTGCCTCGTTTGCAATATGTTGCCCGGAAATATTCCCGCGCCGGGATTAACCGCGATGTCTCTTCGGCCATTTTTAATGGTCACTTTGACACGCAGATCATGCGGCATATGGCCACGCGGATGGTCAATCTGGTCACTCGGTACAACCAGCTGCCAGATATGTCACGGGCGGATATTGACCTGCTGGCGACGGATATCAGCCATTTTATTCGCGCTGAGCTAAATGGTATTGAAGAAAATGGCCTGAGTGAATTCAATATTCTCTACGCTTGGTATATCCGCGCCGGGCTTATTTCCCGGCAATTTAATGTCAATCCTCCCCACTGGGATCGTGTCACCCGGAAATATGTCGCTGAGGATGATATCGCCCCGGCGATCGCTAGGATGTTTAACGATGGCTGGTGGCGTGGCCGCCTGCGACGGGTGGCGGCGGCATGGCGCGAGCATCTGCATATTGCGGCGGGCTATGTCAGCAGGAAAAAACGGCCCTATGCCAGCTCATCCTGCCTTCTCGAATGGCGGGAGCAGAAGCGACGTACGCGGGAGTTTCTCAAAGGTATGGAACTTGAGGACGAAGATGGCAACCGCATCAGCCTGATAGAGAAATACGATGGCTCCGTGGCCAACCCGGCGATCCGCCGCTGCGAACTGATGACCCGCATTCGTGGGTTTGAGAATATCTGCAATGAGTTGGGCTATGTCGGGGAGTTTTACACCCTGACCGCACCGTCTAAATATCACGCCACGACTCATGCCGGGCATCCTAACCGTAAATGGAATGGCGCCAGCCCGGCGGACACTCAGCAGTACTTAACCCGCCTGTGGGCGCGCATCCGGGCAAAGCTGCATCGCGACGATCTTCGCGTGTTCGGCATTCGGGTTGCTGAGCCCCATCACGACGGCACGCCGCACTGGCACATGCTGATGTTTATGTTGCCTGCTGACGTTGAGCGTGTACGCCTGATTGTCCGCGATTATGCGTGGCAGGAGGAGGGCCAGGAGCTGCAAACTGAGACGGCTCAAAAGGCGCGCTTTCACGCCCAAGCGATTGACCCGGAGAAAGGAAGCGCCACCGGCTATGTTGCTAAATACATTTCTAAAAATATTGATGGCTATGCGCTTGATGGTGAAACCGATGATGAAAGCGGTGAGCTGCTGAAAGAAACGGCCTGTGCCGTTTCTGCGTGGGCGGCGCGCTGGCACATCCGCCAGTTTCAGTTTGTCGGCGGCGCGCCGGTGACGGTCTACCGCGAGCTGCGCCGTCTTGCGGATACGCAGGCGGCCCATGGGTTAAGCGTGGAATTTGCTGCTGCACATGATGCCGCCGACGCCGGCGACTGGGCTGGTTACGTTAATGCGCAGGGCGGGCCGTTTGTGCGCCGTGACGCGCTGCAGGTGCGTACGCTGTATGAGCCGCGCGCTGAAATTAACCCGTACGGTGAGGAAATTCTCTGCATCCGCGGCGTGTACGATTCTGCCGTTGGCGCCGGCACCCCAATTTTAACCCGGCTCACTCAGTGGAAGATTGTTCCGAAACGCGCCGTTGATTTGGCGGTTGACCTTCAGGACGGCAACGCCGTCCCTCGGAGTTCTGTCAATAACTGTACGGTGCCCGATCTCAGCCGGCCACTCAACCGGCGCGAAAAGCGTGATTTGACGAAGCGGCTCAGGCACAGAACGCCGAGGCCGCAGGGGCGATTTGTGCAGGGCACGGCAGCCCAGGAGGCCCCGATGATGAGGATCCTTAATGAGATACAGCTGGCGACGGGGATTTTGATAAGTCGCGCCGAAGCATTGCATCTTATGGCCGGGGGAAAAAGCAGCATCAACGGAAAATGGTGCAGGGGATCGGCAAAGGGTGAAATATTTCCGGCGGCCCCTTCGTATCAGGCTCAGGCTAGGGAAATCCTTAATCGAATTGCGCTCTTAGCGGGTTTTGCGGGCAAGGACAGGCTTTAATATTCATCCATATCATGCACATACATGGCATTCATGCCGGATTTTTCTTCCCCCTCTTTGCCAATACGTGCTACTGTATGTTTATACAGTATCTCGTCGTGGAGGTTGTGTGGAAAGAGAGTTAAGCGAGCAAGTCATGATCGAGAGGGTCGAAATGATTGCGCGTCTGACGGTGGAAGGCACCTGTCAGGAAAAAGATCGTGAAATTGCGCTGAATTTAATTGCGGAGATTGCGAGAGGAAACTTAATGAAAAATAATTCATTTTCTGTCGTTTTCTCCGCATCACCCGTTGAAGAACGCTTTAAAAGAAGGGGAGACGTCAGAGTGTGTATCACCCTGGACAGTGAGCAGTTGATAGCGCAGCCGGTGGTGGAAGCTTTTCAGTGTGAATTGACGCGGCGAATACAATCCGTCTTCCCGACAACGCGCGTGACCGTTAAAAAAGGATCGATGACGGGCGTTGAACTGATGGGGTTTGACAGCGATTCGGATCGCGAGGCGCTGGATACTATCCTCCAGGAAGTCTGGGAAGATGAAAGCTGGCGTTAGCGCCTGATGTGCAGATAAATATTGGCCCCATGCCCTCCGGTGTGGGGCTTTTTTTTATGGGCAACCGCCCGTTCAGTCGCGTTTCCAGCCTGCCCCCCCTTTCTGCCGCGTTGTATCAGCACCAGCACGTCCTTAACCAATGGCTGGCTGGCCGCTGAATCCGGATACTGACCGCATAACAAAATCTACTGCATTGCGGAGTAAATCTGATGAATGTAATTGCGCATCAGGGCGACACGCTGGATGCCCTGTGTTATCGCCATTACGGGCGAACGGAAGGCGTTGTTGAAGCCGTATTACTGGCCAATCCCGGGCTTGCCGAATGGGGCGTTATTTTACCCTACGGCACGGCGGTGAGCCTGCCGGAAGTTGACACCGCTACCGTCGCGCAGAGTGTCAATCTGTGGGACTGACGGTGGATAAAATTGCGACATTCCTGACTTACTGGATGTCCGTTGTTCTGGCTTTTTTCGGCACGCAGACCCCCGAGCGGCTGGCGTTATTTGTCGGCATGGGGTGCGCCATTTTTACCGCGCTGGTGAATTTCTGGTATCAGCACAAGCGATACCGCTACCTCGTTTCGATGGGAGCCGAGGGAGGGAATGTCCGTGGCCTCGATCGTTAAAAAATGCAGCGTTGCCGCAGTGCTGGCTATCGCCGCGCTGGTGCCGGATTTTACGCTTTTACGCACGTCTGAGCAGGGGCTTGCGCTGATTGCGGATCTCGAAGGCTGCCGGCTGCGCCCGTATCAATGCAGCGCCGGGGTCTGGACATCCGGCATTGGCCATACTGCTGGCGTTACGCCTCGGCACGATATCAGTGAACGTGAAGCCGCGGTGAATCTGGTTGCTGATGTGCTCCATGTTGAAAAACGGCTTGCCGCCTGCGTGCCCGTTGAGATGCCGACTCCGGTATATGACGCGCTGGTCAGCTTCGCGTTTAACGTTGGCACCGGAGCCGCGTGCAGCTCTACGCTGGTCTATTTTCTGAAGCGTCAACAATGGCCACAGGCGTGCGATCAGCTTACGCGGTGGGTGTTTGTCAACGGCGTCCGAAATAGCGGGCTGGAGAATCGCCGGCAGCGTGAGCGCGCTTACTGCCTGAAGGGGGGCTTATGAGAATGCTGGCGGTCCTGCTGCTTCTGGCGTTGGTCGCGCTGTTCTGGCTACGTCATGAGAATGCATCTTTGACGCAGTCGTTGGCGCAGTCCACTCAGCGGATCGACTGGCAAAAGCAGTCTATCGATGCGCTGACAAAGCAGCTGCAAAGTGAGCGTCAGCTGAGCGATGAAAAGGAGCTGGCTCAGGCAGAGCTGCGTGAAAAGCTGGGCTCAGCCAGCGCCCGTGTACAGCACCGTGAACAAACCATTGCGAGGTTACTGAGTGAGAATGAAACGCTACGCCACTGGTATGACGCTAATTTGCCTGACGCTGTGCGTCGGCTGCACCAGCGCGCCGCCTGCGCCAGCGCCGCGGATTGTTTACAGCGCCTGCCCAAAGGTCAGCCTTTGCCCGCTCCCGGGCAGTGATCCTCGCACAAACGGCGACCTGAGCGCTGATATTCGCCAGCTTGAAAGCGCGCTGGAACGCTGTGCGCTTCAGGTTGAATCCATCAAATCCTGCCAGGATAACATCGATGTACAAGCCAAAGAATCTGCAAACCGTCTTAACTGATGCTGTGCCACAGCTCCAGAGCAACCCTGAAAAACTGACGATTTCTATCGAAAACGGCAGGCTGGTTTCCACCCTTGCGTCGTCACTGTCGTTTGAAAATCAGTACACCCTTAAATTAACGATCGTCGGTTTTGTCGGCGATATCGAGACCCTTTTTGTGCCCATCATGGCGTGGCTGCGTACGCATCGGGCCGACATGATGACCACCGAAACCGGGCGTAGAAATGGTTTTAGCTATGTCGCCGTACCGGGTGAGGGTGAGAGCTTTGATGTTGTCATTAACCTGCAGCTGACGGAACGAACGCTGGTGGCGGAAGTGGACGGCGAACTGCAGGCAGGATACGCGCCTGAACCGCAGCCGCCTGAGCCGGTGACCCGGCCAGTGCAGCTGTATGTCCATGGTGAGCTGGTAAGTGAATGGCATGAATAGTGTCGAAAAAGCGGCCAGAGGGGTGGCCCTGTGTTGTGCCACGAATGAGAAAACCCGGGTTCATTGCTGCGCAGAGCCCCAAACGGCATCCTCTTTACTATGAATACTCTCTCAGCTCTTCAGGATATTTCGCGCTTACTGCGCAACATGATTCGAACTGGTTATGTGGTCGACATTGACCTTGCTGCCGGCCGCTGCCGGGTGCAGAGCGGGGGGATCGTCACGGACTGGCTGCCGTGGATGACGCAGCGTGCTGGTCATTCGCGTACCTGGTGGGCGCCTTCAGTTGATGAGCAGGTGCTGCTGCTTTCTGTCGGTGGTGAACTGGATACTGCGTTCGTGATGTCGGGGATTTTCTGCGATGACTTCCCGGCACCTTCGGCCTCTGCCGATGCACTGCATGTCGTTTTTCCTGACGGCGCCGTGATCGAATATGAACCGGCAACCAGTGCGCTGACGGTGAGCGGAATTAAAACCGCCAATGTTAGCGCATCGGAATCCATCACCACCACGGTACCGACGGTGCTGATCAAAGCGGATACCAGCGTCACTCTCGATACACCGCATGTGATTTGTACGAATAAGTTGACGACCGCGACGCTGGAAGTGCAGAGCGGCGGAACCATGAGCGGGAATATCACCCATAGCGGCGGCTCGCTGATTTCAAATGGCAAAGTGCTACACAGCCATAAACACCCGGGCGATAGCGGTGGAACAACCGGAGAACCTTTATGACAACGCGTTACATCGGCATGAGCCGGGAGACCGGACGAAGCCTTACCGACGGCGGTCATATCCGCCAGAGCGTCAGCGACATCCTGCGTACCCCGGTTGGTTCACGGGTTATGCGCCGTGATTACGGATCTGAGCTGTTCTCGCTGATTGATATGCCGCAGACCGCGGCACTGACGCTGCAAATTATGAGCGTTTGCTACATGGCGCTGCTGAAATGGGAGCCCCGCGTCAGCATCAGTTCTGTGAGCATCGAACGTCAGTTTGACGGTCAGATGATCGTGGAACTGGAAGGCGAAACCAAAGAGACCGGCGAGAGCCTTTCGTTAACTATCCCTGTGAGTTGAATCTATGGCATCCATTGATCTTAGCCAGCTCCCCGCGCCTGATGTCGTGGAGACGCTGGATTTCGAAAATATCCTCAACGAGCGTAAGGCAACACTGGTGTCGCTCTACCCCGAGGAACAGCAGGACGTCATTGCGCGCACGCTGGCTCTTGAGTCTGAACCGCTGGTGAAATTCCTTGAGGAAAACGCCTATCGTGAGGTTATCTGGCGCCAGCGCGTGAATGAAGCGGCGAAGGCCGTGACTCTGGCCTATGCCGGTGGCAACGACCTCGATGTCATGGCCGCCAACAATAATACCGAGCGGCTGATTATTACGCCCGCTGACGATACGACGATCCCGCCGACGCCTGCAGAAATGGAATCCGATGCTGACCTGCGTATGCGCGCACAACAGGCATTTGAAGGTCTCAGCGTCGCCGGGCCGGTGGGCGCGTATGAGTATCATGGACGAAGCGCAGATGGGCGGGTAGCGGATATTTCTGTTGAAAGCCCAGCGCCCGCGCATGTGACGATTTCAGTGCTTTCCCGCGATGGCGACGGTACGGCTTCAGATGAGCTGCTGGCGATTGTTGAAAGCGCATTGAGTTCGGAAGAGGTGCGCCCTGTCGGCGACCGCGTGACGGTTCAAAGCGCCGAGATCGTGCCGTATCAGATTGATGCGACGCTCTATTTCTATCCAGGGCCGGAAGCCGAGCCCATCCAGCAGGCTGCGGAAGCAAGACTGCAGGCCTATATCAGCGCGCAACAGCGCTTAGGGCGTGATATTCGTCAGTCGGCCATTTATGCCGCCCTTCACGTTGAAGGTGTACAGCGTGTCGAGCTTGCCGCGCCGCTGAGCGACATCGTGCTCAATAAATACCAAGCTTCTTACTGCACGGAATACAGCATTACATCCGGAGGCACGGATGAATGATAACCGGCTGCTTCCCGTAGGCTCCTCTGTGCTGGAAGTCGCTGCAGCAAAGGCGGCCAGTGAGATAGAGCGTGTGCCGGTTCCGCTGCGTGCCTTGTGGGACGGGCAGACCTGCCCGGCAAACTTGCTACCTTACCTAGCATGGGCGCTGTCTGTTGATCGCTGGGATGATAAATGGCCGGAGGCAACAAAACGCAGCGTCATTGCTTCGTCATTCTACGTACACCAGCACAAGGGCACCATTAGCGCATTGCGCCGCGTGGTCGAACCGTTGGGCTACCTGATTGAGGTCAGGGAGTGGTGGGAGTTTGATGAAGAGCCCGGGACCTTTCGTCTGGTTGTTGGCGTACTGAATACCGGCATTACCGAGGAGGTGTATCAGGAGCTGGAACGTCTGATTGAGGGAGCGAAGCCTGCCAGCCGGCACTTAATCGGGTTGGCCATTAGCCTCAGCTCAGTCGGCTCTGCTTATATAGGCGCCAGTTGCTACGACGGCGACCTATTAACAGTTTATCCCTTCACCACCGAGGAAATTGTTGTAGGCGGTGAATTCTACCCGGCTTCGGCCATTCATTTGATTGATAACCTGCGAGTAAGCGCATGACAACGAAATACTTTGCCATCCTGACCAACCAGGGCGCGGCGCGACTGGCAAACGCGACGGCGCTTGGCACCAAGCTTAACATTACACAAATGGCCGTCGGTGACGGGAACGGCACATTGCCCACCCCGGATCCGGCACAAACTTCGCTGATTCATCAGACGCGTATTGCGGCAATTAACTCATTGAGCGTGGATGAGAATGATGCTGGCCAGATTATTGCTGAACAAATCATCCCGGAAAATGAAGGCGGTTTCTTTATTCGTGAGATCGGCCTGTTTGATGATGACGGCATTCTAATTGCCATTGCGAACTGCCCGGAAACCTATAAGCCGCTGCTGGTTGAGGGGAGCGGCCGAACGCAAACTATTCGTATGATTCTAGTGGTATCGAGCACATCAGCAATTACGCTGAAAATCGATCCCTCCGTTGTACTGGCCACTCGTCAGTATGTCGATGATAAAGCCATTGAGGTGAAGGGCTATGCTGATGGGCTAATGAAGGATCACCTTGCAGAAGAAAACCCTCATCCGCAGTACCCGTTAATTGCCAATGCGCTGAAAGAAATGGCAGATGCAGGGTTGGTGTCTGATGTTCTTAAAAACCTTGGTTTGGGAGATGGTTCCGCTTTGCCCACTGGTGTCCCTGTTCCGTGGCCTACAGCAACAGCCCCGGTAGGGTGGCTTAAATGTAATGGTGCTGCA